AAGCCCTCAACCCGTAGTAGAACAACCTTTGAAACAAATGGATTTTAATACATACCAAAACCTTATGCTAGGAGGTTACTCAGATACAGGAGCAGGAGGTCTTTTCCCTTCAACATTTGATCAATGGAATTTTGGAACGGAGCCTACTACAGAACAAAAGAAACTTATGACAGCACCTGGTGATGCATGGGAAAAAATGAAGAAAGATGTAGCAGCAGCCAAATCATTTAAAGATTTAGATAACATTCGAAAAGGAATAGTAAATCCTAATGGAAAAAAAGAAGAAGATGATCTAGAGGAATTGCAAGCTTTTAATAATTTTGCTTACGGAATAGGGCAAGCTCCTATGATAGGAGGTGCAATGTAATGGCTAACGATTATTTTGGTACATTTTCAGATTTCTCTTATAGCCCTGAAGTATCTTCTATGCTATCAAGAGATTTTTTAGAATCTACTCCTACAGCAGCTTACTATAGTTCGCCTGTAGGTACAGGGTTTTCTAAACAATCTCCTAACAGACAAAGATTTTTTCAGCAAAGTTTCCAAGATATTTATAACCAATATCTTGGAGAGCTTGGAGCACAAGCTAGGCAAGGACAAATATCTCCTTTAAGATTCTCAGATTATTTAGAACAAGATCCGTTTACTGAAAGATATTCAGGTTTAACTCCAATGCAAAAAGGAGTTTACAGTCAACAGTTTTCACCATCAACTAGATTTATTTATTACTAATGCCACATGAACCTGGACATAATCCGTTTTACTCTTTTCAAAAAGGAGGAACTCCTCAATCGATTCCTTCTACTAGTAATCTATTACCTCCTCCACAACCTACTACTTCAATAGAACAAGTGGCTCAAGCTGCCCCACCAAGAAAAGGAAGAGGAGGGTTCTTTGATCCTTTGATTACTAAAGAAGCTGTTCAAAAAGGAGTAAAAGATTCTTGGCTTCCTGACCCTATAGAAAAACCAGTCGGACAAGTTTTAGGAACTATAGCAGAATATACTAGTAGTCCATTTGATTTAGCCATGGTACCCACATGGGCTTTTGGAGGGCCTGCGATATCTGCAGGATTAAAAGGAGCTAGAGTTTTATCTAAATTTCCCAAAGGATTAAAATGGTTTCCTAAAGTATTAGGATCACTTTTTGATCCGTTTCCTGGAACTGTTACTTCCTTGCCTTTAAGATTATTAGCAGAAACAGGAGCTACTGCAGGAGGTGGCTTCCTAGGAAAAGAAGCTGCAGAATACGGAGAAGATTTAGGAGGATTACCTGGAGCTATAGTAGGAGGGTTAGCAGGTGGATTAGTTGGAGGGACTGCAGGTGGATTAGGAACTGTGGGAATAATGAAATCTATAGCAAGATTAAAAGGAAGATCTTCTCTTAGTCCTAAAGATCATGCAGGGTTATATTCAATGATGGAATCAGATAAATTTGTTCCTGTCCGTAATACAACAGAAGAAGATCTTAAAAAGAAACTTAAAGAAGTAGTACAAAAAGAAACAGCTAGGCAGTTTGAAATAGCAAAACAAACAGGAGAAGAAATAACTGTACCTGGATTTGGAGCTATAGAAGTTGAAACTGATTTGCCATTTTGGAATAAAACTGTAGTAGGGAAAAGACAGCTTTATTATGAACCTCCTCAATGGATCCAAGAAAATCTTCCTGAATTAGTTAGGCCTACAATAAAAGATCAATTAATGCCACTACTTCAAAAAACTGATACAGCATCTGCTTTAAACATTAGAAATATATCTACTGAAGACAGACAAGATTTACAAAAAGAAGCTTTAAAGAAAATAAGAAAAGAACGACAAGATTTAACTGATCGATTAGGTAGGTCAGGAGTAATGATAGTAAATCCTGATGGCTCTACTCGACAATCTTTTAATAGACAAGATATACAAGCAGAAGTAATACGAGAAAAAGGAACTGAAGATACCGATTTTAAAAAAGCAATTGAAAAAGCAGAGGAAGAATTAAAATTAAATGAACAAAAAGCAAGAGCTTTATTGTCACAACTTTATCAAGACCCACATGAACTTGAAATAAATACTGTAGATGATTTAGATAATTTAATTATGCCTGATGTAGATACAACTAAAATTGTATCTGATATAGAAGTTGCTACTGCCGAAACAGCTTTAAGTAAACTAGGAAGAACTGTAGATAAGTTACCTAGACCATTGTCTAATGTTCTAGGAAGAGTGCACAGATTAGGAAACCCTATGTCTAAAGCTAGGACATTAATGGAAAAATTAGGAGCAGCTAAAAATATAGGAGAAAAAAATGCAAGTATTGCAGCAATGAAACTATATGAATGGACAGGGTTGTGGAAGATGGATGAAGTGTTTGGTAAAACAAATAATAATGTATGGATTAAAAACGAAGCAGGAGAAAGAGTCGGCAACATTATGGTAGGAAAACTAGAAGATGGAGGAGAATTAAAAGAAGCTGCTAAAGCAGCAGGCATACATGATGCTGAAAACTTAAGTGTATTACGAATACTTGAAGAAACAAAACCATTAGAAAACCAATGGTTTACTTACAAGAAAGGAAAAATAATTGATAAAGCAAGAGATTACAGAAAGCTTTTAACTGATGATCAAAAAGAAATGTTAAGACGGGTTGCTTTAGCAAATGAATATTCACAAAAACAACTTAGAAAATTTGGTATACGAACAAACCAAAACTTTACAGCTAAGTCAGAGTTAGAACAACAAGATATGTTTGCTTGGACACAAAGTATGTTAGATGAAGCTGCAGAAGAAATGAAACTTAATCCTGACATAAGTGATGCAGAGAAACAACTCTTTGATCAAGATGTTAACTATGCTAACAGAAGAGTTATCATGCATAAAAAAACAAATGACATAGCTATTATAGGAAAAGAAGATAGAGTATGGAAACTTGGTAAAAAAATCGGAGCTGAATACTCAAGACAATTCAACAGGATTTCTTCAGCAGAAGCAGAAGGCTATGTTTATATGCCACTTGATAGTGCTTTTATAATTGGAATGACATCTAAACATAAAAGAGCTTTGTATCAATCTATGGCAAAGTATTTAAAAGAGTCTATAGAAAAAGGAGATTATAAAGAATACAAAGATATAGAAGTTATAAGACTTGAAGACAGAAGAAATGAATTGTTATTTAGAGAATTGCAAAGAGAAAGACCTGGATTAACTGATAAAAAAGTTGCAGAGCTAATGGCAAGATCTATGGATGGAGATTTAGATGCTAGGCCTGATCAGGTTATATTGGCACACAATGCTAAAAGAGTTCTTCCTAAAATTAGAATCATAAGAAAAAAATTAGAAGCAGGAGAAAGTATTAGAGGATTAGTAGGAGAAGATTTAGATGTTATAAAAGAAATATTTACTCTTTATCCTGCCAGGTATTTCCAAGAAAACGAAATAGATATTTCAGATTTGTTTGATGATAAGAATGGATTAAAAAGATTACAAGGATTAAAAGAAAATAATTTTGAAAACAAAAATACTAATGAATCTTTTAAAGAGATATTAGAAAAATTAAATTTAGAAAATGAAGAAGAAGCAGAGTTTGTTATAACACTTGCATGGGCTAAAAGAATTATGGGAGATAACTTTGTTTCAAATGGCGGAAGAATTAAAGATGTTAACTTAGATAAAATAAAAGAAGTTATTGATGGAACAAGAATAGGAACAAAAGAAGATGCTCAAGAATTAAGAAAGTTAATTGATGCTTATAAAGATTCCGTATCAGAAACAGGAAGAACTAGGCAAGCAGAATTACAATCTCAAATAGATGAGTTGGGTCAAATGAGAGAAGCTTTTGATTACGAAGATGAAAGAAGCTTTGGTTTGTTAAGTCAAATGAATGAGTTACAAGCACGATACGATGAGATTAATAGATTGCAATTTATATACAAGAGATATGGTAGTAACAAAAGATTAGATTTTATAGATGAAGATTTCTTAACAGGATTAAAATATAAAAAAGATGGATTTGATGCTGAGTATAATAGTAATGTATTTGCAAAAGAACAAGCAGACTTACTTAATATAGAAGGTGTTGATGAATTGTCAATAGTACAAATAGAAGATCAACTTAATTCTTATAATGAATTTATAGATGGGGCTTTAATAAAAAGCAGACAAAAAATTAATTGGGATGCTGATCCTGAAAGACTTGATAAAGCATTAGGTAAACTTGAAACTAGACAATACGAAACATTAGTTGGAAGAACTGAAACATTTATTAATAAGAAGGGACAAAAAGAAACAAGAAAGATTCCTGGTGTTGAAGAAATAATATTAAACCAGGAAATCAGAGCTAAGAAAAACTTAGATGATGTTATATTTTTAGACCAACCTGAATTAGATGAGTTAATTTTTAGAACTGCTAAAGATGCTGAACAAGGAGCTCACGAAACTCTTTTAAAAATGAGAAGAGATTTTGATGCTATTTTTGAACAAGTAAATCCTGGTGAAATGAGCAAGTGGTGGACAGGAGTAAATGCTATTCAAAGAATGGTAGCTTTAGGTTTTGATGCTTCTATATTTATGATTCAGTTATTTCCTGTAATGATGAACCACCCAAGAATAATGCCTAAAGTATTTAAAGGATATTTTAATGCTCTGCTAAGAACATGGAGAGATCCTGATGCAGGAAAACAAATGATGCTTCAGTATAGAAATATGCCTGAAAACCAAGCAATACTCAGAAAGTATGGTAGATGGTTATTAATGTCTGAAGACAATGAAGTGTTTGATTTGCTAGCTACAGGAAAGATGGGAGAAGTTTTTCAACAACAAGTACAGGATCCAGGTAGGGTGGGAGATGTTGCAAGAGCAGGACAAAGATTTGGAGGAGGATTTAAAAATGCTTTTGATCATGTACTTGATATAGCAGGAATAGAAATAGCAAAAGCAATGGATGTAGTAGTAGATGGTGCTACTCCTGAAATGATAGATAAGCAAGTTAAAGCTGTTGCAGATTATGCAAACGGAATGAGAGGATTATTTAGTTCACAAGCAGCAGGAGTTAGTGCTGTACAAAGATATAAAGAAGCACAATGGATGTTGGCTGCAAGATACAGAAGAGCAGTAGCTTCTCTTTATGCTATGGCTTTCAGCGATGATCCTACAAGAAGTTTACTTGCACAAAAAGCTATGGTTAACTTAGCTACAGGAACTATAATGGCATCTATAGTATTACAAATGATGGGCTCATATATAGACGGAGATAACGAAGACGAAACATTTGATAAGGTAACAAATCTTATAGATCCTACAAGTGGAGGATTTTTAATGTTTCAAGCAGGAGGACAAAGTGTAGGTATCGGATCCAAGTTTGTTTCTGATTCTAAGTTTATAGGTAAAGCTCTTACCTTTATGTGGAAAAAAGGATCAGGAGATGATGTAAAAGAATGGCAAGATTTTTTAAGTATGGAAAGAACAAACCCTGGATTACAATGGGTCAGAGCTCAAATGGCTTATGCTCCTACCACAGCTTGGGGAATATTTTCAGGAAAAGATTATATAGGGGAGCCTGTATTTAGACCAGGAGAAAGTAACTTTGATTCAATTACTAACTTTGTTCAACCTTTAAGTGAAGCTGCAATTCCTATATGGATGTCTTCTACTTTCTTTGAAGGAGGTGGTAGAGATAATGATTGGGCAGGACAAACATTAAGAGGATTTTCAGAATTATATGGAATGAGAACTCACCCACAAAGTACTAGTGAAATATTAAGGCTAGCTTCTTATGATTATATGGATATGCCTTTTGATGAAATGGAACCTTTTCAAAAAGATTTGTTAAGACATATGTTAACAGATGACTTAACAAAACTTCAGGAAGAACAAGTTAAACAAGGAGCAAATGATTTTGCACTTTACTTTAATAATATAAAAAGAATAGAAGAAGAATATCAGCAAGGATTAATCGCATTAACTCAATTATATCCTGCCACTAAAGAAGGAAATAGAAATATGTATACTGCTTATAGAGGATTAAAAAGTGGTATGAGAGGACAAAAAACAGAAAGAGGATATGATATAGAGTTTGAAGATGAAAGCTTAAAAGATAGTAATCCTAACAAGAGAGCATTAGCACAATATTGGGCACTATATGAAAAAGCTACAATCCCTGGTACTCAAGCATTAGATTGGGATTTATGGCAAAATGAATATGATAAACTTATGCAAACATTTACTTTAGAACAACAAGTTACTGTAGCTAGAAATTCCCATGATCTTCCTATGCCTGCTGTATTTATGCAAAGATTAGCACAAATAGGAAAAAAAGAATACAGAAGAATTGTAATAGCACAAAAGTTAAGAGAAGATTATTGGAGATCTATGGGCAGAGATGATTTAGCAGACAAGATGAGAAGCTATCATCTTATGTTAGAGGATTGACGAATATAATTTATTTTGGTATTTTTATATAAGGAGGAAAAATGGTAAACGAAAATGAAAATACACAACCTGAATTAAATATGGTGTCTGAAGAGAGTGCAGCTCCCGTAGCTGAACCTGCAGTAGAACCTGCAATAGAACCTGCGGTAGAACCTGCGGTAGAAACACAGGCAGAACCTGGGGAGTCTACTGAAGCAGCACCTGTTACAGAAGCATCACCTGAAACATCTATTGAGTCTGTAAATAGTTATCCGTCAACTGTAGAACCTACAGTTGGTGCAGATGCAATGAAAGACCAACTTGCTGAATCGCAAAAAAGAATTAGCGAATTAGAGCAACACAATCTTGTTAATCAAGCACAACAAGAAGCTTCACAATATCAGCAGACATTGATGAGTCAAGGGTATAGTCCACAACAAGCACAACAAGCTGCTCAAAATTGGATGAATACACGAACACAACAAATGCAAACAGAACAAAATTATCAACAACAAATTCAATTTAAAGAAGGGCAATATAAAGCATCCTTACATTATGGTAAACAATTTAATGTAGATCCTGAAGTACTATTGAAGTACCAAACCCCTCAAGAAATGGAAACAGCAGCAAGGCATATGTCTGAAGTCAGATCATTGAAAGAAGAAAATGCTAGATTAAAGAAAGGCACAGTACCTGCACAAAAGTTTGACAGCAATACTGCACCTGCTAATGCTAGTTCTAGTGAGGAAAGATTATTGGATCTTTACAATTCAGGAGTTCGTAATCCTGAAACTGAGGCAGCAGCTCGAAGAGCAGCAGGCCTTGGATAAATTTATAAACCTTAATTAAATAAGGAGTAGTCGTAATGGCACAGACAGCGACAACAGGTAATTTAGAGAATGCGAGTAAGATAATTATCGCAGCAGCTAGATATACTGAAGAACACAATGCCCCTGCTATGGCTTTGATTGAGCAATTTAGTTTGCCAAAAGGAGCTAAACAGGTAACAGTACCTAAAGTAGGGCAAATGACCGTATCTGATTTAACAGATGGTCAAGACATTGTTGACGAAGAAGAAATCGGAATGACAACCGTTGATCTTACTGCAAGTGAAGTAGGAGCAAAGGTTATCTTAACTGATAAACTTGTTCGTGAACAACAAAACAATGTATTCACAATAATTGGTAAACAGTTAGGTGATGCAATGGCAAGAAAGAAAGATACAGATGTTCATTCATTGTATGGTTCTTTAAATGGTGGTACCACTCTTGGTGCTGCAACCAAATATATGAAAGCAAGTAACATACAGGGAGCAATCACTTATGCAAAAGCTAATAAATTTGGTAGTCAAATTTACATTTTACATCATCCAAACTCAGTAGCTTATCTTTCTAAAGAAGCTGCAACAGTTGCTTCATCAGGTTCAGCAGAACTATCAAGTGGTTGGTCTGCAGATCTTTTGAAAGACTTCTGGAGTGGACTAAGACCTATGAATGGTGTGTCAATATTTGAAGATGGTAACTTATCAGTTGATTCTTCAGATGATGCAACAGGTGTTATTGCTGACAAGTCAGCTATGGCAGTTCTTAAGTCTGTAGACACTAGAACAGAGAGGCAGAGAGATGCAAGTTTGAGAGCCACAGAGGTGGTTATTACTTCAGACTATGGTGTCTTTGAGTTAGATGATTCTAGAGGTGCAGGACTTATATTTGATGCTGCAGCTTTAGCAACTAACGGCTAATAAATATGGAGGTATCAATTGGTTAATCATTATTATGGACACAAAGGCAAAGAAACTAGAAACACTATTAATAAACAAAGGAAAAGTATGGGCATAGATTCATTTGATGGATTACTTCCTGATTGGCAGGGTAAAACAACATACTATAATCATATTCCTAAATTTAATGTGGAAGGAGAATTGCAAAAACCTTGTGGTTCGGAATATCCAAATCAACCAAGCGATGCAGCCACACAGCAAAGACGAGGAGCTATAGGTTTATTTCCTATAGCATGGGATAACAAATGCAGACTTGAAGCCAAAGGTGACAAGTGTGTATGTAAACCTAAACAAGAAAAAGTAAAGGAAGAGGTAAAGGTAGAGAAGAAATCCTCTATCTAACCTCTCCTTCTTTAGTATGAGTGTAATCTTTGACCGAGCTCATACGACTTTTTATTAATCGGTTAAAGACGAGGTGTATAAGAAACTCGTAAAATTAAATAGGAGGAAAGATTATGTCTTTTCCAAATACAATCCACGGAAAATATGGGTGGGAAAAAGTACAGACTTCAGGTCAAAAGCACAAGCTAGGTACTAGAATGACTTTTGATGATGGAAGAGTATTTAGATACTGTGAAGTAGGTGGCTCTAATATAGCAGCAGGTGCTATAGTACAGGCTCCTGCAGGTATAGCTAACCATGATATGGACTTAGCTATTGCTACTGCAGCAGCAGGTGTCACATCATTAACAGTAACTCTTGGAGGAACTGCAGCAACTGAAAATCAATACAAAGATGGTTACATCTATGTAAATGATGGTACAGGTGAAGGTTCAATTTACAAGATTAAATCTAATGAAGCAGGAGATTCTAGTGGCACTTGTGTCATTACTCTTGATGAAGAAGATGGTACTGTAACTGCTGTTACTAATGGTAATACTTTAGTAGGTTTAGCAGTAAACCCGTATAGCAATGTTATTATTTCCCCAACAACTGTATCTAACATAGCAGTAGGAGTAGCTCCTAGAGCTTTAACTTCTGACTACTATGGATGGTTACAAACATGGGGGCCTGCATCAGTTCTTTGTAATGCAGCAGGTACAATAGGAGAGGCTGTAAGAGTTGGTGGTGCATCAACTGCAGGTGGCTTTGAAGACTTAGACAGAGATGGTTCAGGTGAAAACGAACAAGAAATTGGACATCAGATGTTGATAGCTTCAGTTGCTACAGACTATGCATTAATTGACTTAAACATAGCTCCGTAATAATTATGCAAGTCGTAGGATCAGAAACTTACGATAGAAGATTAATACTACCTGTAGGTGTTACCCTTATAGGTGAATACGGAACAGGTAGTATTAAATCCTTATCATTTAGTTTCTATGACACAGTTACAGAAAGAAGATCGGTATTACATAATGTACCTTTTACCCCTAGTGATCCTTATTCACACAATGCTATCGAAACTATGATAGGAGAAGCACATGAAACATGGCTTGTAAATGTAAGAGAACAAGGTAAAAAGAAATTAATAACCAGGGATGAAAGGAAAGAAGCAGGAAAAATACTAGATGAAATAAGAATAAATAAAGAAAAAAGAAACGAAAGTACTACGGGAAAAATATATTTTGGAGGAACAAAAATTGATAGAAAAAAACTTAACAGAAAATTTAAACGGAAAGCAAGGGCAAATCGATGATAATGTAGTTGTACTACAAAGTGACATAGCAGAAGCTATGAACGAAGATCCTTTGTTAAGACTTAAGGTTATAAACAAAGCTCTAGTTCGTGAGAATAAAAATTTAAAAGAACAGATTAAAATTATGGGCGAAGCTCAAGTTAACAAAGCAAAGAAGGAGAAAAAAAATGCCACCAATGGGTAAAGGTACATACGGAAGTAAAAGAGGGCGACCACCTAAAAAGAAAAAAGCTATGAAAAGAAAGAAGAAATAAATTATGGCAATAACACAAAATAAAACATTAGAAGATTTAAGAAAAGCAGTAGGCAGAAACCTAGGCAAGATGGTAACAGGCACTACTACTGCAACAGGTACTAATACTACTGCCCGTGACACAAAACTATTTGGAGGAGATGATGAATATAATGGAAGTTATATTCGACTTACTTCAGGAACTTACGATGGAACTACACATAGAATAACAGATTATACAGCTTCTACAGGTACTATGACATTTGCTCAAATGGGTGGTACAGTTGCTAGTAGTGTAACTTATGAATTATGGGAAAATGGATTTGACCCTGATGTTATAGATGAATATATTAATCAATCTATGTGGGAAATAACAGGAAGAGTTTATGATCCTGTAGAAAATCTTGGCTTACATACAGATAGAATAAATGCCAGGTGGGAAATTCCTAGTGGAATAGAAATGATACAAGATATTTATTACAGAGATAAATTTACTGTGAAAGAATTACACAATTGTAATACAGCATTTGATGAATCAGTTGATTCTGATTTTACTATAACAGCAAATACAGAAGAGTATAAAACAGGATCTGCTTCTAATAAAATAGTAATTGCAGATGGTGCTTCAGCAGGAGATACTGCTTCAGATACTATTACTACAGTTAATTTAGAAAAATATGATTACATAGAATTTTGGATTAAGTCTACAGTTGCTACATCAGCAGGTAATTTGAAACTACATTTAGTAGATGCAGGTGGAATTGAAGAATCATTAGATGTACCTGCATTAACAGCAGATACCTGGAAATATTGTAGAGTTGCATTAAGTAATCCTGAAGATAACACAGCTATTACTCAAATAAGATTTGAATATGATTCTGATTTAGGAGCTTGTGTAGTTTATTTAGATGACATTAAAGCAGTTAAAAATGATACTGCAACATGGGAAAAATTACCAAGAGATACTTGGAGAATAGATAAAGAAGGTACATTACAAGGAGCTAGTACTGCTGACTTAGTATTGTCAGATAGAGGTAGGGCATTGGCTTCTTATAGATTACTTAAAATAGTAGGTGGAGATAAGCCTGCTGAATTAAGTTCAGACTCAGATACTACAGAAGTTCCCGAAAGATTTGTAACAGCATATGCTACAGCTTTAGCAGCACAAGCAGGATCTATAAGACAAGAATTAGATACAGATGGTATGAGAACACTTGCAGGATTTTGGCATAACAAAGCAGCAGAAGCTAGAAATGCTATGCCATTTCTTACTAATGTAAGAATGGTGAGATAATGGCCAATAAGGTTATTAAGAAAAATGAAGTGTTTCTTAATGGAAATTATTATCCAATAACTAGACCTGTGCAAACGGTACTTGCCTCCATTTACCCTGCAAAGGTTGTTATTGGCGATACCACTCGTGATTCGCAAGCCAGAGCTAGTGTAATATCTTGGTCTGACTTCAGGGGTGGTATAGGTGTAGAGAGAATGGAAGGAGCTACAGATGTAGATCGTTCTTGGTTCAGTACCTGTAGCCTTCGCTACAAAAGGCACCTAGTATTACCTGCGAAAAGTACTTCAGTAAGTAACTCAGATGCTTCAGGAGAAACTTTAGATGTTTTGCAAGAGTTTAATGGTAATTTGTATGGAATATGGTCAAACCAAAAAGTATACAAATACAATGCAGGATCAGATTCATTTAGTTCTGCATTAGATACCTTGCCTAGTAGAGCAACAGATGCTATAGAAGTAAGAATAGGAGGCACATTGTATCTAGTTATAGCTCACACAGGAGGATATACTTATACTTCTGATGCTGGTAGTTTTACCGATGATACAGCAGATACAAAGTTTCTTGCATTTTGGAATGACAAATTATGGGGAATAAGTAATACAGGACAATTATGGTATGCCTCATCATTAGGTTCTGAAACAAATGATGCTAAGTTACCCTTACCTGATGGCCATGTAACTGATTTATTTGTAGCAAGAAATTCTAGTGGCGATCCTATCTTGTATGCTATGACTAAAGAAGGATTGTATGCCCATGATTCAGCTAATGCTTTATGGGTTGAAACACAATTAGCTTTACCATTTCATAATGAGAATGGTAAAGGCTCTACTAGATGGAGAGATTCTGTGTATATTCCTGCAGGATTAGGAATATACAAATATATTAATGGAACTAATTCTGCTGTTGTTTCTATAGTTGGGCCCGATAGAGATCATGGATTACCTTCTGATTATAGAGGTACTATAACAAAATTAATGGGAACACATAATGATTTAATTGCAATGGTAGATGGAACACTAGCTCCTACTTCAGTAGATTTATTTGCTACAGGAGAGTCGCCTGTTATAGATGCGAGTACAGGATTTAGTAGTGTACTAGGATATAACGAATCAGGATGGGAAGTTAAATGGGCAGCATCAGGAAACGATCAAGGCAAAAAAATTACAGCAGGTTTTGTGTCTGATGTAGGTGGAACTTTAACTTCAACTAATCCTTATAGATTATATTGGGGATTTGACGGAGATTTATATTATCAACAATTACAATCAGATGTTATTAATCCTACACAAGTAGTTAATTATAGTTACGAAGATTCTGTAGATGGTATACATTACACTCCTTGGTTTAGTGCAGATCAAGTAGAAGTAGATAAACTAGCATTAAAACTTAAAGCAGAAACAGCTACTTGTAATTCAAATCAAACTATTAAAATTGAATATGCATTAGATTATGACGAAACTTATACTACTATGGGTACTATTACTACTAACGGAATAACAACATATACTTTTGGAAGTAATGCAGGTACTGCATTTAGATCAATACAATTTAAAATAACTCTTGCTACTAACACAACAAATGCTTCTCCTGATTTAATTAGTTTAACTTTAGAATATAGAAAAAAATTAAACACTAAATTTGGATGGGCTGTTAATGTAGATTTGAATAAAGGATATAAAGGTAACTCTGCCAAAGCAATGAGATCATCTATATTATCTGCTATACAAAGCAATACTTTACTAGAGTTTACATACAGAGATGACAGTACGACTAACAGAAATTATTATGTTGATATAACTTCTGCTCAAGGATTAGAAGAAACTGCCTTTGATGAAAGAGGTACTACACAATTACTATTAACTGAGCCGTGATATGACAACACAAAATTTACAACAGCAAATACCCGAAGGATGGCCAGGCAGTTTACCAGAGTACTTAGTTTACAGGTCGTTAACTGAAGAATTTAACAAGACAGAAGGCACAGACTTTTCTTATCAATCTTCTTTATTAGGAGGAAGATTGTTTAAAGGAGGAGCAGTATTAGATTTTTACTTTTACAATCCTCCAGACCTTGCAATAAATGTGCAAGGTGAGTATTATCACTATGGAATGGGTTTGATTCCAATTCAGAATGACAGGCTTATAAGAGCCCAAATGGCAGGAGAAGGAATCACATTGATTTTTATTGATGAAAGTGATATTTTAAATAATGTAGATCATTTTGTAGAGGAGGCACTTAACTACAAAGATCACTCTAGACTAGGATCAGGAGGAAGATAAATGGCAACAATACAATATTCAGGTTGGTTGTTCAAAGATGACGGAACTGCCGTAGATGGAGCAACAGTTCAGTTATATGAACAAGGATCAACTACTACAGTAGGTAGTTCAGTTACTACAGGAGATAGTTCCTGGGCTGACGGCTATTGGGAAATAACAACAACACAAGAACCTGATTCTACAGGTGCTTATTATGGTCATGATGTAAAAATTACATCAGGATCATCAATAAGATATTTAAGAGGAAAGACAAGACAAAGTTTTGCAGAAGTAGATATAAGAAATGCAACAGGTGCAACACAAGGTGGCTTACTTGTTGCTAACAATGCTAATACTGCTAGTAATAAAGTAGCAACATTTGCTAATAGAATGAGAACAGGTCAAGATAATGACGAAATATATTTATCATTTGAAATGATGAATGATGCAGATGTGATACATGAGTTTGCTCGTATGACTGTAGTTGCTAAAGATGTAACTAGTAGTGGAAATACTGAAGATGGAGAAATACAATTTGATGTAATGAAATCAGGTACTTTAACTAAGGTATGGTCTATTAGTTCCTCAACAGCAGGAGCTACTTCTTTTGATATAGAAACAAGTACAGTTACTATGGCAGTAGATGACTTTACTATTAAATCTGAAGATGACGGATCGGCAGCTATACTATATATGTTTGCAGATCAAGGCGATGACAATGCAGATAAATGGAGAATACAAGTAGCAGATGGTGGTACTATGACATGGGCAAGCTATATAGGTGGCTCATATGGAACACATATTACTGTAACTCCTAACTCTACAGCATCTGATTCTAATCTAAGTGTAGCAGGTTCATTAACTTTAGGAAATGTAGCTGCAGCAGGTACTGATACAGATAAGTTTTTAGTATTAGACGGAAGTGGAAATGTAGATTACAGAACAGGAACTCAAGTATTGTCAGATATAGGAGGAGGTACAGGAGATGGAGATATTACAGGAGTTACAATAACTGCTGATGATACTAATACAGCTTCTGATACAGCAGGTAGTGCAGACTTTACTGTAGCTGGTGGTTCAGGATTAACATCATCTGTGTCAGGAACTACAATAACTGTAGCAGGAGATGATGCAAGTACATCTGCTAAAGGTGTGGCTCAGTTTAGTTCTGATAACTTTGCAGCATCTAGTGGTACTATAACTATTAAAGATGGTGGAGTAGTAACAGCAGAGATTGCAGCAGATGCAGTAACAGGAGCTAAAATTGCAGATGATGCTATAGGTAGTGAACATATAGCAGATGATGCAGTAGTTTCTGCAGCAATTGCAGACGGAGCAGTTACTACTGCTTTAATAGGAGCTGATGCAGTAGATGCAACTAAGATTGCAGACGATGCTGTAAGTAACGAACACTTAGCTGATGATACTATTTCAGGACAAACTGAAATAACATCAGGACTTGTAGCAGCAGACGAATTACTCTACTCTGACGGAGGTGTTCTTAAGAAAGTAGGGTTAGATAATTTCGTAGAACTTTCTCCACAACTAGCTACAGAAGATACCATAGCAGTAGCAAGTGACTATGTTCTTTTCCTTGACGGAGGAGGAACAGGTAATATGAACAAAGAATCTGTTGCAGATTTTGTATCAGCAATAGCAGGTTCAGGGTTGTCGGCTTCAAGTGGACAACTAACAACAAGTGGTGCAGTTAGTGTAGGAAAATCAATAGCCTTATCAATGATATTTTAAAGAGAGGATAATATGGCAGTACCAAATATAACAAACACAGACGACATTGAAGTAAAGGTAGCTTTTATTTCAGGACTTAATGCTTCTGCTGAAACTATAATTACTGTAGCAGCTGATGATGTTGTAAAAGTAGATTCAATTATGGTAGCAAACACAGATGCTTCTACTGATTATGCAGTTACACTTTACATTGATGATGATGCAGGGGGAAGTGCTTTGTATTATATAGCTAAAGCAGTTAATGTTCCTGCAGCAACTACTCTTCGTATAGAAGGCCCTATTCATTTAGAGGAAGCTGATTTGTTAAGAGGATTAGCTTCTACGAATGACAAGCTAGATGTAGTGGCATCATATGTAGCAATAAGTGACTAAATGGAATACTTAGGAACACACCCATTAGAAGGAGCTACTCTTGTGGCATCTAGTGATGTAACAAGTAACACATCTAGTCTTACAATGACAGGGATTTTTGACCCTGAAGTCATGTACTTTATTCATGTCATGGATTACAGACCTAAAAATGATGAAAGAACATTGATGTTTCGTTGGTTAGATAGTAGTGATAATGCTATATCTTTTACTAATATGCAGGAAAGTGGTTTGTATGGAAATAGTGGTGGAGCAGGTAGTTCGGGTGGAGTATATTCAACAAACAGAACAGGTGGATATACAAACTTTGGAAGTGGTACAGGCAATGCTAGTGATGAACATGGCATGGGACAAATGTGGTGTGTACCTAATACTGCAAATGAAAAATTAGCTATAGTAAGTGGAGCATTTCATACAGGAGCAGACGAAGATTATGGAGCTCGTTTTATACAAGCATCAAGATTAAATACTTCAGCTACTAGAGCAACAGGTATTGAGTTTGTATGTGATAACAACTCAGGTGGTCATCAGATTAACAATATATCTATACGAGTATATAAACTAGGAACTAAAGTTAATCCTTTAAAGACTTTGAAACACAGGCACACAGATAATTGGGTACCTTCTAATTACATTGGTGGAGCAATTAAAGGACAAGGTTGGGCAAAGGTAGCACAAATGACAGCAGCAGATGGAGATGCTTCTTTAGATTTTACAGATGTTTTTACTAGTAACTACAAGAGATATGTAATTACAGGAACAGATTGTAGACCTGATACAGATAATACAACTCTTGTTTTTAAATATAGAGATGCTAGTGGATTAAATTCAGGTACTTATGTAAGTACATGGTTTGATGTTTTTGCTAATGGCAGTACATCAACAGGACATACAGATGATAATGGAATTTCCTCACTTATAAGAAATGTAGGTAACACAGGAAATGAAGGTGGACATTTCACAGGTTTTCTTGACCCTATAACTTCTAATACTCCAAAGTTTATGAGTTACAGAAGTATTACACAAAGGGCAGATACATATACAAGATACCAAACAGGAGCAATAGCTTACAATGATGCTACTGTAATGACAGGAATTAATCTGTATTGGTCAAGTGGTAATTGGGAAAGTGGGACTGTAAAAATATATGGAGTAAATGACTAATGGGATATTATGGTAAAAGTAATGCAGCTAATCCTGCATTGATAGCAGCTACAGAAGTATCTTCTGATACAGCTTCGGTTACATTTGATAAAGTATTTAATGGAGAAACTAATCATTACAGATTAGTAATTGTAGACTTGACTGTAGACAATGCAGACTGTGATGTAAGAACTTTAAGAAGATTAAATGGCAGTGATGTTACAACTGAAATGGACACAATGGGAATAGCAAATGAGTTACAAGCAAGTGGAGCTAGTGGTAACTTTACTAATGCAACAACAGATGGATTAAATCAATTTGACAGGAATGAAACAGGTAGTGATTCTACAAGACACACCTTGTCAGCAATAGCAGATTACTTTCCTAATGTAGCAAATATGCCTTCAATGTTTCATCAATCAATAAGTATAGGGGCAGGTTCTAATGCACTTGGAAGTGCTGATAATGCTTTTTGGTTTGAAAGGTCAAATCAATTAATAGGGTCTACTGCTTTTGATGGTATCAGAATCCACACATCTGAAGGGAACATAGCAGGTGGAAAATTTTATATATATGCAATGGTATAAGGAGTAAATTATGGCAACAAAAGCAGAACATATAACACAGCTTAAGTCAGATAATGCAGAGCTTTATAAGAATGTTAATGGTGTAAGAATAAAACTAAGTGACTCAGAGTATGATGCTCAGATAGATGAGTGGGCAACTAATGCAGCAGCACAAGATGCTAAAGATACTGTGATTGCAGATGGTGGAAGCCATGCAGATTACAAAGCAATAAGAAAGAATGCTTACATCTCTGCATTAGGAGATGCTTACGATCAGTTAGATTATATTTACCACAATGGTCTTGATGCCTGGAAAGCAGAGATCAAGAAGGTAAAAGATAAATATACCAAGCCTTAATTCTAAGGAGGTTTCACTATGAAGCCGAAGAAAGAAGTCACAGAAGAAGATCTAGAATTATTAGAACGGCACATCAACACGACTAAGTTGCAGTTGATTGATGCCAAAAATCAATTCAGTAAATCACTATTTAAAATTCGTGGTACAATAGTAATACTCACTATTGTACTTGCAATTATTTCAATAATAGGGTATATAATATGAACAT